TGGAAGATGCAATCGGTCCCGTTGAGAGCAAGGTTGAACTTATTGAACGAGCAAATAGGGTGGCAAGGGCGGCGGCTCAAGGTCATGCCTCTGCTCGAGAGAACTCGTTTAGCGGGCAGGTTGCGTTTCTCAAGGTACAACTTGAGGTCATAGATCGCCTTGCAAAACTAACCGGGGCCTACGAGGCCTCTAAGATTGAGATCACTGGTGCCAATGGTGGTGCCGTTCAGATGCAGATGATTGACCACGCAATTGATGGCTTGAATGCAGAGGACCTAGCAAAGCGCCTACGTAATTGGGCTGACGCATTAGAGGAGGTCGGCGATGGACAGCAAGCAGTACAGACTGTGGTTGAGACAGCAAGCGAAGACGTCTGACGCAGCATTTGCGGAATACGTCGGAAATCTTGTCTTCCCCAAGCACCTCAGGGAAATGGAGCGTTTCCTAGACAAGAACGACAGAGCACTTGTCTTGATGCCGCGCGGACACGCCAAGACAACTCAGCTGATTCATAGGGTGGCTCGCCTTATCGGTGTAAGCCAAGGAAAGATTAGGGTTGGCATTCTTACCTCTGTGCTTTCAGATGCTCTTGCGCGCTCTCGTGCAATCAAGGCAATTATTGAATCACCACATTTTGCTGAGATCTTTGAATGGGCAAGAGACGGGGTTGTTGGTCCCAAGTGGACGGATGAGGTCTGGACTATCAAGGGTGCCAACATGGGCAAAGATGCCACATGCTTTGCTGACGGACTTGGCTCAATTAAGCCTGGTGCCCGTCTAGACATTTTAATTGGCGACGACATGGTTGGCATGAAGGAAAACGCCACTGCCGTTCAGCGCCAGAAAGCGCAAGACACCTACTGGCAAGTTGTTGACCCAATGCTTGTGCCGGGGGCCAAGCGCTGGTATATCGGAACCCGTTGGCACGAAGACGATTTTTATAACGACCTCAAGGAGAAGGGAACGCCCGTCATGCTTAGGCGGGCGGTTGAGGGCGATCAGATTCTCTGGCCAGAGATGTATACGGTTGCAGACATGGACAAGAAGCGAGAAGAACTCGGAAGTCCTATTTTCATGCTGCAGTTCCAGAACGACGTCACCTCAATGGGCGGAAACATCTTTAGGTACGACAGGTTCAAGCAAACCGACAGCGTCCCGTCTGGGGCTCGGAGGGTTGGAATTGACCTTGCATCCTCTGCATCTGAGCGAAGTGACTACACGTCGTGTGTGGAGGTTGTGGAAGATGCTGATCATAACCTTTACGTTATTGGCGCGTGGAAAGCGCGGCTAGTGGAGGGTCACCGAGACTGGATTACTGGAGTTACTAGGGACGGAGATCTTGTTGCAGATGACGGACCGAAGCTCCTTTGGCCGCAGTATCTAATCCCACACTCGCCAGAGATGACAGAGAGCGCACGACCGCTAGAGTCGGTAAACATTGAAGCGGTCCAGCACCAAAGCACGTTCGTTCGCGAAATTCTTGGCACAACCAATCTTCCCGCCAGACCAGTCCGACCAGACAAGGACAAGGTTACTCGCGCTAGGGCTCTTGCTGCGAGATACGAGGCTGGAAAAGTTTTCCATCTCAAGGGAGCACCTGGGATCAAGGACCTAGAAGCGGAGATGGCGGCGTTTCCAAACGGGGAACACGACGACCTTGTTGACGCGCTGGTCTACGCTGCGGACCTAAGCGGAAGCACGTTCTACTTTACGGCAGCGAAGTCGGGTAGCAGGTTTTAGTCCCCTAAAAGAAGAGAGTAGGCAGACTTACCGTTTAGTCGAGCATCAATAAGGTATGGTCTCGCCGCTTGCTGCATTATTAAATCAGCAGCCTCTTTTGTGGTCATGTTGTTTTTACTAGCAATAAATGCTATCGCGCCGCTCACAAGAGCAGTTGACATGCTTGTTCCGCTCCACTGAACCCTTGCCCCGCCCTTGTCTATCCCATCTATCGCACTTCCTGGCGCCCAAATATCAACACAGCTTCCATAATTTGAGAATATTGCCCTGAGGTTGTTCCTGTCATATCCTGCTACGGTTATTGCTTCTGGAACCCCTGCCGGAGATCGGTTGCATGCATTTGATGATTCATTTCCAGCGGCCACAACGACTGGCATTATTGCAGAGAGTTCAGCCACTGCGGTGTCAACGCTTGGCCTCAATGGCCCACCTAGGCTCATATTGACAACCGAAGAATCGGGATTTGCGTTTTCCGAAACCCACTCAACAGCAGCGATGACGTCTTGAGCTGTCCCCGCGCCGTCGCAGTCAAGCGCCTTGACGCTTACGACATCGGATGATGGAGCAACGCCATACTCGCTCCCAGCAGCAATGCTTGCGACCACCGTTCCGTGACCGTTGCAGTCATCACTGCCCACACCAGTGTCAATTACATAAATAGTTATACCCTCTCCAGCCCCTTGGGTTTGAAGAACGGACCCATCAAGCCTCCAGTGAACTTGATTAATTCTGTCTAATGCCCAGTTTTCTTTATAGCCTTGGTTCCATGTTTTTACTGCCCTAAATGATTTCTTTTTAGCCGCGTTAGCTTCTTGCGCAAAGACGAAAAACCCAGTAGCTATGAATATGGCGGCTAGTGCCAGCCGAATTACTTTTGATCCCATTTCTTAATAACCTTCACCTTCCTGCACTTATGGCATGTTGCCTTCTTATATTTTGGGTCAATCGTAGCCGGATAGCCCTCCATTACCTTGTCGTCAATCTTTGTTTCGCACTGAGTGCAGTGCCAGCCATCCAGCGGTCGCCCGCGGTTGTCAACGACTAGATTCTTGGCGTCCGCCATCTGATTGCTCCTTTTCATACTCTTCCACTATCTCAAGAGCTCTCTTAAGACCTGCAATATATGCCAGCCTAGAGAAAAGTTCAACCTTCCCTCGTTGGCTAATCCCAATCCCCCTTAAAACTGGAGTTGTGTCCCCCGAGACAGCATGCTCAACCAACTTGCGAAGTCGGTCAGATGCGCTCACTTGATGCCCCTGCGGTTAATCCAGCCAACGGATGATGTCAATAGTTCATTCAGGTCAAGCGATGAGATAACCACATCGTGCCGCATGCCATCAATGATCATTTCCATATCGCTCTCGTAATAGGGATCGCCCTCTCGTGGTTCAGATAGCGTGATCTTGCAACCGTGCACACCGCCAATCGTAGATGCGACCTCCATCATTTCAGCGGCAATGGTTTTGAGCTCCTCTCCGCCGACGAGCGGGATTAAATTGGCGTTGCTCATGGCAAACGATTTCGCCAGCCACACCTGCGTTATCTTTTTTGCTGCTGGAGTCGGTTTGCGATATCGGTCAGAAAACCAATCCAGAACGTCGTTATTTCTACGGCGTCGTCTGCCGTTTGTGCTAATCCGCTTTTTGCCACCGTGTTTGTGGCTTGGTCCCATATTGCCCATTTGTAACCTATCCCTTCTTCTGATCGTTCAAGTTTCCAGACTTCATACCGCGTTGTGTTTCCCATCGGTTATATCCTATCGCCTCCATTGCTAGCACGATTCCATCGCGAAGTCCGCGGTGGTATTGCGTGTCGTCTTTGGATGCGGTTGCCCACGCTGTTGCGGAGTGCAGTGCGCGCATTCCCTCTTGGATGGCGTCTGCCTTGCCTTCCTTGCGTGCCGCCTTGAGTGCCTGAATAAACTGCGGGTTCACTTCTTAGGTCGCTCTGGAAGATCCCTTTCCATTGGGGCCCCCCACAGACCGCGCTGCAACGCGACTGCGATCAGTGCGTAGTTAGCGATGTCAAGAAGTGTATCGGCAAGGGATTCATAGGTGCTCTCATCAAGCGGATCAAGAATTACCTGACCGTCAACAATCTTGCCCTGCATAAACTTTCGTGCCCTAGCGATCTTGTCGTTCCCGACGCGGCTGATTACCCCATGCAGTCCAAGCTGCTCAATGTTGGAATTGCCGTATCTTGCCTGCTTTTCGCAGAGCAATTCAAACGCCTCGTTATAAATCTTTGCAAACGTCTTCTCAAACGTCTGCTCGTCATCCTTGTAGATCAAATGCGTTGTTGGTTCCATTAAACCCTCCTTTCTAGGGCATCATAGACGCTAGGCCTTAACTCGTCAAGAGCGCCCTCCGGATGCCTTCCTCAAGCGTGATCCTCGGCTGCCACACCTGAAAGGACATGGCGGGGTCAGCAACCCTCCAGAAGACTCCCACAGGCTTATCTGGGTGGGTCTGGATCTGCGGTCGGTAGTTTGCCTCAGAGCAGACAAGGTCAGCTAGGGCCAGGAACGATGTTGGTCGCCCAGTGCCGATGTTGAGGGGCTCTCGGCAATCTTGCTCAATTGCAGCATTAACAGTTGCAACAATATCGTCAATGTGCACAAAATCTCGGGTCTGCTGACCGTCTCCCCAGATCTCAAATGGGTTAGCCTTGCGCTTGGCCCGATCAATGAATGATGGGAACGGATAGTCCAGAGCCTGGTCCTCCCCATATCCCGAGAACGGTCGGAAGATGTGCGTGCGAACACCCTCTGCTTCCGCGAACTGCGCGAGATACTCACCTGTCAGCTTTGACCATCCGTAAGTAAAATCTGGGCTTCGGATGTCGTTAAGGTTGATCATGTGCTCGGCAAGGGAAACATGGTCTTCGCGAGTCTGCAGTTCAATTGGATAGGCGGCAGACGACGAGAAGTAGACCACGCGCTTCTGCTTGGTCCTGATTGCCCACTGCCACATCTCGGCGTCAATGGACAGGTCCACCGCCACAGAGAGCGGGTCCCCTTCAATCTTTGCTCGACCACCAACAACTGCAGCGAGATGTATTACTAGGTCCCATTGGATGTCGTCTTTCCTGAAGAAGTCTCGGGCTTCTCGGGGGGCCTCTCCGGCAATATCTACGCCAAAGACTTCATGGCCCTGATCTCGGTAAAACTTAGTGAAGTGCTTTCCGACAAATCCCCTGTGCCCAGTGATCAAGACCTTCATCTTCGGAGCACCAAGCTCACATCTGTGTCCATCTGTGTCTTCTCATAGTCCTCGTAAGCGATGCGATCTTTCTCATACACATGGGAGGCGTTCACTTCCTGGTACTGAAGGTCGTTGATTGCCTTGCCAGCCAGATAGTGCATGTGCTCAATGACAACATCAGCCCGGTACTGAAGGTTTCCGATCTTCACCCCGAAGTCCCTCCAGAAGTTATCCATGTACATGTGAACAAGGACGGGGGGCACCATGTAGCCGATGCGGCGCACAATTTCTGCAGACATCGTTACGGCCGTTGGAAGGTTCGCCCCCTGCAAGAGATCGTCCCCGTATGCAACGCCGGGTCGCTCGCCAATCGCGTCAGAAAGAATTTTGTCCCACCCTTGCGTTCTTGGTCGGTGATCATCGCCCATGAAGGAAAGAAATTCGTACTTGTCTGCGTTTTGTGTCGCAAGCAGATTCAGTGTGCCACCCATGCGCAGCCTAGGGTTAATTGATGCCTTTTCTAGAACGCGCGATGAGTACTCGCTCTTGTCGTCATCGTCTATCCCAAACAGAATGTCAGCATCTTCCGCCGTCTCTTCAAATGCGGTAAGAAGCTCGTCGCAAGACTGCGGTCGCTTTCGGCTTGGAACAATAAGTAGCAATCGGCTCACGATATCCCCACTTTCTTGGCAATTAGCCAACTTACCTCATCATCGGAAAGCCTGATGAAAACTTCTTCCCCGTCAGCAATCTTCACAGCATACGGCTCCTCGTCGTCTGGGCGACGCTGGTCAAGGCTGATTGACAAGGGGAATGATTGGGCATACAAAAAGTAAACTGCCCATACCCGATCCGTTGGAGCGCCTCCC